CAAAAAACAAAATAAAAATAAAGTTTTCTGTTGTGATAGTAATATCAATGTATTTGTTTATGTGTTTGACCGGAAGGTTACGGTCTACGCATCACCGTTTGAAACGATGCGTCAGATTTGCCACAGATACAATCTACTCACCGTGGATATGTGGTTCAAGTTTGGAACAAAGCCTGTGAACATGGACGTTGCACTCCATGAATATGGTATAACCGAAGGTTCTGCCATCATAGGTAATGGTCGATTGTTGGGTGGTTCTCCCACCTACTTGATACCATTGTACACTCATGTTGCTGAGTGTGAACGTCAAGTTATCTTCGAAGGATGGTCTCTGCAAAATGATGAGACATCTGCAGAAGATGAAGACGTAGCTGGAGGATTTCTCTTGAAGTGTATAGATTCCCTCACTAAAGCCGACCGCATGTTGACCACGGATGATCCATGGATTTTGAATCTATTCGAGAATTTTCTTCAGATAGTCTATTGGCTACGAAAGTGTGACAGCAAGCGAGATTACATTATGTGTACGGGATTGGCTTTCAAGCTACTCACCGGAAAAGGTGTCACCTCACTCGTTTGGAATTCATTCCAAGTCACAAATCTCCAGAATGATACCTTCACTCGTGGATTGCACAAGGCTCGAGATCTGTTCAATACATCCAGTACTCTTATCAATGATCCAATTGTTGGTAAGATTAGGCAGATTTACACTTATCTGCTTGTGCAAGGAGTTCTTGGGCACTTCGGTAAAACAATGTCGCCTGAAGAGTTCAAGCATCTCGATGCCAAAACGCGTGTTGCTTCGAAGAGCAATATAAGTTTGGTCATGCTCATCATTGAGACGGCCATCACCATTTGCGAACGTTTGGATACGTATCGCATTACTGGAGAATGGTTGTCACTCGTGCATGATGATGTGGCATACGTGAAGTGGGCACAGGAGGCTGATAGACTTATTAGTCTTGCCCCGTTCACGTCTAACTTGAGTGCACACAACACCACTTATTTCTCATTCATCTCTGATCTCAATGATGCAGTTGAGAAAGGAGAAGCCATCTGCAAATACACTAAGAACAATCTTGGTGTGGATAGTATTCAAATGCGACGCAAGTTGCAAAGCTTGCAGATGGTGAAGAATGTGGAGATTACTAGAAGAGCATCTCAGAAGGAGCGCAAAGCTCCGTTCGGAGTACTCATCCATGGTGGTTCGAGTGTTGCGAAATCGACATTCACCAAGATGCTGTTCTATTACTATGGGCAGTTGCATGGTCTTGACACTAGTGATCATTATCGCTATGTCCGGAATCCAACAGATGAGTATTGGAGCAACTTCGACTCAAGCAAGTGGTGCATCCAGATGGATGACATAGCCTTCTTGTTGGCATCAAAGTGTTCAGATACAGATCCAACTTTGAAGGAAATGTTGAATGTGGTGAACAATGTTCCATATGTTCCACCTCAGGCAGCTTTGGAAGATAAAGGTAAGACTCCCGTCATGGCTAAACTCGTTTTGGCCACGACGAACACTCCCGACCTCAATGCACAGGATTACTTTGCGTGTCCACTAGCAGTGCGTCGACGTTTGCCTTATGTCATTCAGGTAGTCCCTAAGGATAAGTATTTGCACACTAATGGTAAGTTCATTGATCCAAGGAAACTTGAGTTGGATAACACCAGCTTTCCTGATTATTGGAATATCACTGTGCAGAAGCTAGTTCCTGTGGAGTATCACAATCGTGATTCAGCTAAGCTTGAAGATGTGGAAACTTTCACAGATGTGCGAGAATTTCTCAAACATTTTGCGAAGGCTTCGCTGGATCATGAACAAGTGCAAACTAAATCTGATGCTTGTGATTCACATATGCGCACTCTCAAGGTGTGTAAGTTGTGTTACAGCATTGGCGATGATTGTCGTTGTTTGCAAAATGAGGTCCTGTTTCGGTTCATTGTGGCGAACGTTCTTTACACGCTGATTCAACATATCATCTATTGGATCTTGTACCTTTCTTTCACCGTGTTTTTCGCTTGGTGTTATAGGTTCAAGATTTCGAAGTTGGCGTTGGCTAGAATGACGAGATTTCTCGATCATGAGATGGAACTGAAATTCCTCGGACGCATGAATGCGATGGGGGATGTTCACTACAAAGTATCCATTCGAAGGGTTATCCAAGCTGGTTTTTTCCTTGTTAGCTTCTTAGCTGTTTGGAAATTAACCAATACCATCACGGAGAAAGTCTATAGACCTAAAGCCAGTCCTGCAAAGAAAGCTAAGGATGAAGAAGAACAGGATGTTACTTCTGGTGATAAGGTCGAGTATACTCTCCAGGGCAATGTGCTTAACACCACAGAAGCTCAATTGGAGAAGGAGACCTCGCAGAATGTGTGGTACAACTCAACGTTGCAATTGAATCAGTTTGATGTTCCCAAGGCTTCTTTAAGTCTGGCGAATTTATCATCTTCTGATGCTCGTGATTTGTTCCACGCAAATTGTGTTCGCTTGGAGATTACTGCCCTAGATGAGGACTATGTTAGTCGTACTGGCGCAGTTTTCCTTAAGGGTCAGAATCTGTGTGTGAATCGCCATTCGTTTAGATTGGGTTCGCGTTTCATGATTAAGATCATTGATAGTTCACCAGCTCAGGGACTCACGTCCAACAGCTTGTGTTATGTTTCACGGTCTGAAATGCAGGAATGCGTTGAGCGCGATATTGTCGTTTTTAAATTGCATAATGTCCCTCCTCGGAAGGATATTTTGAAATATTGGAACGAGAATGTAATCCCAGTCACGCGAATGGTTTCTGTCACGAGAGAGATGTCAGGAAATGCCACTTACACCGAACTTTTCAACGTCAATTATTGTGAGAATTTTCCAGTGGAAACACTGGATGTTCGCATGCCCGTATATATGGGTGTGGGCACTGTTATGACGAAGAATGGTGATTGTGGTTCACTTGGGATTGCTCTGACCCCCAAAGGTCCTGTTATTCTAGGGTTGCATACTCTAGGGTACAACACTACTGTGGGTTTTCCCCATGTGTTGCGCAGCACGCTTGAGCGATTGTGCGACACTGCTGTACCAACCGTTTCGGGTGGCGGAGAGCCTATGCTATCATTGAATGGTGAAACTGTCTTAGTTGAGCCGCATCATAAAAGCATTTTTCGCTACCTACCAGAAGGTACAGCAAATATCTATGGAAGCTTTTCAGGATTTCGTCCTAAGCCCCGTAGTCGTGTCTGTGATACTCCCTTAAAGGATCGGATGGTTGAACATTTCAAGTGCGAACCTGAGTTTGGACGTCCGAATATGACTGGATGGGAGCCATGGCACAATAATGTCAAGGAAATGGTTGTGCCCCACACTGATATTGATCAGAGTCTCCTTGATCACTGTGCAGATTCGTTTGCTAATGAGATCATTGAGGCTTTGGATGAGAAATCTAAGGATTGGCGGGGACAACTCGTCTTTCTCAGTGATCGTGCTGCTGTGAATGGTTTGCCAGGTGTGAAGTTCATTGATCGTATCAATGTGAACTCTTCGATGGGACATCCATGGTGTAAGTCCAAGAAGAATTTCTTGGTAAGTGCACCGGATCAAACCTATCCTGAGGGAGTTGATTTCAATGAAGAGGTGTGGGAACGCGTGCGTAAGATTGAGAAGCTATATGCTGAAGGTCAACGTGCGTATCCCGTGTATACCGGTCATCTGAAGGATGAAGTCTTGCCCTTGAGGAAGATTCAAGCTAAGAAGGTGCGAATGTTCACAGGAGCTCCTATCGATGCCAGTCTGGTCATCAGGA